AGTCCGTCCGGAGTGCTAAGTTACAATCCTCGAAGGAAAAAGCGAAAGAACTCCAAGACGCAATGCAAGAAGCGTCTATAAAATCAGACGAATTAGAAGAAAATATAGAAAAGGTTACTGAAAGACTAAACAACGTTAGATCTATTCAGTCTACGGTCAATAGTAATAATCAATCTATCGGTCGTATGCAAACAGAGATTAATGAATTAGAGACTGAAATAAATCAAACAGGTGATATTGAATCTGCTAAAGAAGAACTTAATTCAATGGAAAATACTGTGAATGAATTTAATGTCGAAAAATTTAAACTAAACGAAGATTATTCTTATAATAATGTTATGTCAGAGATGCTAAAAGATACTGGCATTAAAACAAAAATTATAAAACAATACATTCCTGTAATAAATAAGCTAGTTAATCAATATCTTCAGATACTAGATTTTTATGTGCATTTTGATTTAGATGAAAGTTTTACAGAAACTATACGATCACGTCATAGAGATCAGTTTTCATATGATTCTTTTTCTGAAGGTGAGAAGCAACGTATCGACTTAGCTTTACTGTTTACATGGAGAATGATCGCTAAAATGAAAAACTCAATATCAACTAACCTTCTACTTCTTGATGAGACATTTGATTCAAGTTTAGATCATGATGGTGTTGAAAACCTAATGAAGATCCTGCATTCTCTTGATGAGAATTCTAATACATTTATAATATCTCACAAAGGTGATATTCTTGACGGTAAATTTAAAGATAAGATAGAATTTGTAAAAGAAAAGAACTTTAGTAAAATAGCAGCATGAATTGCACTTTCCCATGGACCGGAATGACTATTGATCCACAAGGTTTTTTAACTTTGTGTTGTATGATTGATAGTAAAAAAGGGTTATTCAATAAACATATAACAGAGATAGATTCTCTATATGATTTTTTCTATGGTAAAGAATACGATAAAGTTAGATTAGACTTTCACAAATATGGATGGGAAAATATAAAAGATTGCGCTGCGTGTTTAAACGACAAAAGAGCAGGGCGGTTTACTACCGTAGATATTTCTCAAAGATTTGATTCGAAAAAGAACGAGTTACAATACTTAGAATTAACTACAAGCAACACGTGTAATCAGCAATGCGTTACGTGTGGTAGTAAATTTAGTAGCAAATGGAAAAAGATAGAAAAATATTTTGATCGGCCAGTAGAAAGTACATACAGTCTTACAACAGATGACTTAGAAAAAGTATTAGAAGTATTACCAGATCTAGAGCATTTAACATTAAAAGGCGGCGAGCCTTTTGCTGATATGAGAAATCTGCAGATCCTAACATCTTTATTAGATATTAATAGATTGTGTAAGATAACTATAATAACTAATGGTGTGTTAATACCTAAACCATTTCAAGATATTATTAAGAAATACCCGTATAATTTTGATATTGTATTTAGTATTGATGCTATAGGAAAAAGATATGACTGGATACGAGGAACTCCATTTAAAAAGACTATAGAAAACTTAAAATTAATTTCTTCTTTTGCCGTTGATAATGTTAACATTGTTCCTACTATATCAACTTTTAATGTGCATAATATTAATGAGATAATAGAATGGCATGACACTCTAGATATAAAAACTACTCTTCAATGGAGTAATGTGGTACATGAACCGAGATGGTGTTCTCCCATACACACAATGACTCAAGAAGAAATAAACATTTGTAATTTGCCAGTAAAAGTTATATCTGAATATAATGAAAAATATAAAGTTGAACTAGAAAAGAATACAAAAATCATGGATAAATTGCGTGGATTTGAATTTAATAGTTTACAATGATGAATAAATGTGGTATAATAGTATGATAAACAAACGAGGTATATTATGGAATTGAAAGAATCAACTCTTTCTGTGTTGAAAAACTATGCTGCGATTAATCCTAATATCGTGGTACAGAAAGGCAATAAGATTAAAACTATGACTGAGGCGCGCAATGTGTTATCCTCAGCCACTCTTGAAGAAGACTTTCCTCAAGAATTTGGCATCTATGATCTTAATGAATTTTTAGGTGTTATCGGACTGGTCGGAGAGCCACGATTAACATTTGAAGAAAGTTACGTAACTATCACTGATAGTAGCAACCGATCTCGTGTTAAGTATTTCTTCTCTGATCCGGAGATGTTGACTACTCCCACACGAGATGTGGCTACTCCACCAACTGATGTAAACTTTGTATTAGATAATGATACTCTAAACAAAATTAAAAAAGCATCTAGTACTCTAGGTCATACTGAATTTTCTATTACTGGAAAAGACGGAGTGCTCACGTTATCTGTTATAGATAGTAAGAACACAACGTCAAATGCATTCTCTATCGATATCAGCGGAGAATTTACAGAAGAGAACTTTAACTTTATATTTGATATTAAAAATTTAAAGATGATTCCTGGTGATTATCAAGTTGGACTATCTTCAAAACTCATTTCACATTTTGTTAACAAAGAAACCGGCATCGAATATTGGATTGCCTTAGAAAAGACATCAACCTTCGGAGTATAATATGTCAGATAAAAAAGAAGAAACAACGGAAGCAGTGGATCCACATGCTCCTATCTATGAAACAGGTAATCGTGCTGCTCGTAGTATGATTGCTGTTGTTGATACCATGTGTCAACGTGGTGCCTTTAAAGGTGAAGAACTTTCGACCATCGGCCAACTACGAGACCAATGTGTACAATTAATTCAAATGGCAGAGAATTACCAGCAGGAGCAAGCTCAAGCTGAAAAATAATGTACTTTCCTATTGAACTGTGTTATAATATATTATGAAGGAAATACTATGTCAAATGAATTTTTATGGGTCGAGAAATATCGGCCTAAACTTATTTCTGAAACGATTCTGCCTCCCCGACTGAAAGAGACATTTCAGAAAATGGTGGATACCGGTGAATTGCCTAATATGCTTTTCACTGGTACCGCTGGTCTTGGTAAGACAACTGTTGCTAAAGCACTGTGTAATGAGCTTGGTCTTGATTATATTATAATCAACGGTTCAGAAGACGGCAATATTGATACGCTTCGTGGTAAAATAAAACAATTTGCCTCTAGTGTTTCTTTACAAGGCGGCTTTAAAGTTGTAATATTAGATGAGGCAGACTATTTAAATCCACAATCTACTCAGCCGGCTCTTCGTGGTTTCATTGAAGAGTTCTCTAGTAATTGCAGATTTATTCTTACTTGTAATTTTAAGAACCGTATTATTGAACCTCTCCATTCTCGTTGCGGAGTATACGAATTCAATACGACTAAAAAAGATATGGTTGTTCTAGCGGCATCATTTCATAAGCGACTCGTATATATATTAAAAGAAGAAGGTATACAAACCGATCAAAAGGCTGCAGCTGATCTTATTCTTAAACACGCGCCTGATTGGAGGAGAGTTTTAAATGAGTGCCAGCGGCTTTCTATTGGCGGGTCTGATATTAGCAATAGCTCTACAGATATTAGTAATAATACAAGCGATCTCGTAAAGTGCCTAAAAGATAAAGACTTTAAAAAGATGAGGCATTGGGTCGCAAATAATATGGACATTGATGCATCTACAATATTTCGTAGTTTGTATGATGGTATGACAGATACGGTAGCCAACAGGTCGATGCCTCAGCTAGTTTTAATTTTAGCTGACTATCAATATAAACATGCCTTTGTGGCAGACCATGAATTAAACGTTGTAGCTTGTATGACGGAGATAATGGCAAACGTAGAGTTTAAATGATGAAAGAATTTGTATTAGTAATTAGCATGTGGGGCAATAATGGAACCGCATGGGAATATATAGGCAATCAATATGTAATGAGTGAAAAATTTACAGAAGCTCAATGTGAGATTCTAGTAGATAATGCTAATTGGAAAAAACACATAGTAAACGAATATTATAAATTACAGTTCGATTGTTTTCACGAGGACAACCATAACTAATGTTAGTATTATACACGCAACCTAGATGTCATTTTTGTGAGATCATGAAAAGGATGCTAAGTAAAATGGATGAAGCCGAAGGCTTTCAGACCGTAGATATTACTAAAGATCCTGAAGCTAGAGCCTTTCTAAAAAAGAAAGGTCACAAAACCGTTCCTATGCTTTATTTAAAAGTGCCTGATCATGAGATATGGATTAATAAAGATATTGATACTAGAAAGCTAACAGGCGAAAACTTAGGTAAAAGGATAACCGAGGCTATAGCTTCTACTAAGAAAGATAACTGTCTTGTATTTGATGTTGACGGAACTCTAACGCCAAGTCGAGAAAAGATTGATCCTGCACACGCAGAAGTAATAATGGATCTTGCTAGTAAGGTTGACATTTATGTTATAACAGGATCAGACTTTCCAAAAACAAAAGAACAGTTAGGAGACATTACTAAAGTTATAAAAGGCTCCTATCAATGTGCAGGTAATGAGTTATGGGTAAATGATGAGTTAGTTCAATCTGTGCCTGAATTCACTATGTCTAAAGTAATGGTTAAATGGTGTAAGCAAAAGCTAGAAGAAAGCAAATTTCCTCATAGGACGGGTAAGAAACATATTGACATTCGCCCTGGCATGATGAACTTTTCTATTCTTGGTAGAGGCTGCACTAAGGCTCAAAGAAAACAATATATTGATTATGATGCAAGGCATAATGAGAGAGAAGCTTTAGCAAGTGAGTTTAATGCATTATTTCATACATACTCAGCTCAAATAGCCGGAGAGACTGGTATTGATATATGCGAACAAGGAAGAGATAAAGGACAGGTGTACAAACCTCTAGAAGCGTTGTATAATAGTATTATCTTCTTTGGTGATGATACGCAAGAAGGCGGAAACGATTATCCGTTCGCTAAGCAAATACAATCATTCCCTCATCGCTGTTTTCCTGTTGATGGGCCAGAAGAAACATTTGAATCTCTAGAAGGCATTAAAAGATTATTCATTGACTCTTGGCCTGGTCAAGACAGTGGAATAGAAGGACAACTATGAATCCATTTGATTATTTAAATTCTATTAATACCACAAAAAAAGATGTTATAATAGACGACATAACAGAAAAAGCGTACAACAGTTTTATGGTTAATCGCTCACTTTCTTATTTTAATGATACCGTTGTATTAGCTAATGAGATGAATCGCTACCACCACCTCGATAATAAACTACAATTCGACTTTCTTATAAATATGGTTAGAAAGCGCAAACGCTTTTCTAAATGGATAAAGCCTCAGATTGAGAGTGACGCCGAAGTGGTAAAAGAATATTATGGCTATAGCAATGAGAAAGCTCGTCAAGTATTGCCGCTTCTGTCACCCGAACAAATAAATGGGTTAAAGAAGAAGGTGAATAAAGGTGGAAGAACAAGCACTAGTTGAGT